GGGGGGGGGGTGCCGTTATAGGGTTTTTCATTCATCCTCAAGCCTCCATGCTAGTATTATATATCTTTCAAAGTGCCCTGTCAGTGCCCAATTTGTGCACCCTGGCGCACGTTAGGCAGCCTTTACGGCGTCAATGCCAAAAAACAAGGCAGTAAGCGGCTGAATCGCTGCATTGATGTCCTTGTACACGGTGCGCCGCTCAATGCCAAAAGTGCCCGCGATTTCCTGTACACTTTTTTTCGGCTCCCGGATGTAGGTTTCCATGACCACCTCGTAGCGCCTCACGTCCTCCTCTGTGCCGTTCTGCTGGCACCAAACGTGGTAAAGCTCCAACATCTTCTCAATGTGGGCCAGAATAATCAACGTGCGCTCCTGGCTGCGCTTGATGCTCTCAATATAAAGGCTGTCGTCCCGGGTGTAGCTTTCCAGGCCGTCCAGGATGCTTGCTGCGCTCTCTTTCTCCTTGGCCTGCTTGGCGTTGTAGATGGCGCCTGCGGTGTGCCGCTTCAAAAGCCGGTAGTTTTTCAGCAGGAGCCGGGTGTTATGGAGGCGCCGGTCGGTGCGCTCCTTGGCCTCCTTCTGGTGCTCCTCCTCAATGTGTGCGGCTGCTGTGCTCACGCCTGCGGCAACGCCGGTGCGGATCGCGGTCTGCATAAGGGCCTGGCCCATGTTGGCAATACGGGTGCCTAGGGCGCCCATGTTCTCGCGGCTGTTCATTCTGCATCGTCCTTTCTTCTCGGGCACCAGTCCGGGGACTGGCGGTTTCCTCTGGTCGGAATGTGGCGGGCTCCTCCGTCTTCGTACCCTTCGGCCGTCCATCCAATGGCACAGTTTTTCCGGGTGCCTCTCTGGCCCTCCTGGGTCTTAATACAGTGCTCGCACTCTGCGCAGTGCGGCGTGGGGCGGTCTTTTGGGTGTTTGAGCGCATCCGGCAAGGCCTGGGCTGGTTCTCCGCCTATCACGGCGCGGATCTCCTCGCTGTCTTTGATCCACAGCGGAACGCCTGCCCTTCGTGCTGCGGCTGCCAGTTCTTCCAGCCATCCTTCTTCCGGGGTGATCTTCCCTGCCCGGTGGCCGGTTTCGGCTCCTGCAATGATCCAGTCAACCTTCCGGGCGGCGTCCTCGTCGGCAATGCCTAGGGGTTTGAGCATGGGTTCATAGCTCACGAAGGTGTGGTGGTATTCGCTCCACCAAAACCAGTTATCCGGGCCGGTGATGCTGCTGCCATACCAGAAGTTCGGAAGCTCGGGCAGCTTTCCCGCCGCTGCTAGGGTCTGGTAACGGCCGGGGCTCTTGGTCAGGAATAAGTAATTGTGCTGGGGCGCTGCCTTGCAGGCCTCAAAAACAGCCTCGATCCATTCATCGGGAATCCAGTCGCCGAAAAGGTCCGCCATGCTGCAAACAAAAATATTCGCAGGCTTCTTTTTCTTCGCCGGGTCGCCCAGACGGTATTTGTGGAAGGTCGGGGCGAAACNGTAGTTCTTGAAGGGCTGTTCCAGAACGTAAAGCCCGGCGGCTTCGGTTTTAAGCTGTTCGCTCGTCATGTTCATGCGGATGTTTCCGGCAAAGCGGGTGGCCTGGCGCTGCGCATAGCAGTATTCACAGCCAAAATTGCAGCCGGTGACAGGGTTCCATGAAAAATCGCACCAATCGATTGCGCTCTTGTTCATCATTTTTGTGTGTCCTCTCCCTGTTTCAAAAGGTCCGGGTCGTCGTAAATGTTGCCCACGATTTCGTCCGGGTATGCGATCTGGCAGGCGTACCAGGGGCGATCTACCGGGAAGGCTCTAAAAGCACTCCGTTTTTTGTCGTACTTCACCACGGCCAGGCCAACGGGCAGGGGCGTTTTGTGGTGAATCTTCAAAATATCGCCCTCGAAAATATCCCGGGCGCGCTTGTCCAAGATGCCGGTAGCCTGGCCCACAGTTTCAGGGTTCACGCGGCCATATTTGCCCACAACGTTTTTGCCGGGGCGGATAATACAGATTCCCTTGCTACCAACGTTCAGGTTCCCGCTGGCCCATTCGCCGCTTTTCAGCTTCCCGCGGAAAAGAATCCGGCGCGGCAGCTCCCGAGTTTCAGGCTCGCGGCTCTCTTTTGCCGCCAGGTCGAAAAAATCAAAGCCTTCCATTTATCTGTACTCCTTCCCGGTCGCCTTGTCGCGCAGCGGTATGCGGCCGATGATTTCAAAGCCTGCAAGCTCGGCCGTCTGGCGAAGAATCGGCACCAGGGCCGAAACCACAACAAGGCGGGCGGCATCCAGCCGCTTTTCCTCCCTGCGCATATTCTCCCAGGCCGTGCCGGGTGTGGGGTCGCTGTAATGTTCGCTGTTTCTGCCCATATCCATGCGTGGGTCCTCCTTTTCATCGCTCATTCATCAATCACCGCCTTGTTTCAACGGCTCGAACTTGCTCCACGCAATCGGCGGCCAGAAACGGCCGTTGTTGTAGGTGATGCAGAACGGGATCTCTGGGTTGTCAATGTATTCTGTGTTGGTGTGGTAGTTGCCGTAGGCGTCCACTGTTAAAACCGGGTGTTCCAGGGGCGGCAGGGTCTTTTTGACGTCCATCCATACGCCAGCGGGCAGGGTTTCAAATTCTTCCACGGTCATGCGGCGGAAGTCAGGCGCGGGCCCGTCCAGAAGGCGGAAGCCCTCATGGCCCGGTTTTGGCTTCTTATACGGCCAGTGCGGGAAGCGCTCGTGGAGGTCGATTGTCCAGGTCTCAAATGGCGGATAGTTTCTTTTTCCCACGGTTCACCCCTCCGTTTCTTCCGGTTCCAGCCGCGTGTAGCATTTGGGGCATTGCTCCGGTTCCCAGTCCGCCCTGCATCCGCACACGGGGCACTCATACCAGCCGGACGGAAACGTTCTGGTAGTATCATAGAATCCACGTTTCCATGTAAGAGGTTTCGGCAACGGTGCACCGGTTACTTCCGAAACCTTGGCGGCCTGCATAGCCGTTGCAATGGCGGCTCTTGCTGGGCTCAAAGGGTCCGGTTCTTCTTCCTGGAGGCCGTTCGCCCTGTTCTCCACCTTCTCGTAATAGCTGCGGCGCATCCGGCGTTCCTCCTCATACGCGGCAATCTCGTCCGCGTACTCAATGCCCACGCTGTGAATAGCACGGGCCAGCATATCGGTTACAAGGTCGTGATATTTGCCATCTTTCTTTCCCTTGCGCTGTGCGGCCTCTCTGGCCTCCCACAGGTCCGTCAACTTGTCCCGGCGGTCGGATGTGATCTCGCCGTAGCCGTAGGCCTCTTGGATCTGTTCAAGGCTTTCCCATCCTTCCAGTTCCGCGAACGGGTCTGCTTCGGCTTTCGCCACGCTGCGGGCGCGGGTCTTTTTCTTTATGTACCGGTTCATGGCCTCCTGGATTGCCTGCCGGGCGGTTTCCTGGGCCTTGTAGATGGCTTGCATTTCGTGGGCCTTCTTCTGCTGCTCGGTGGTAGCCTCCCAGGCCTTAAACATGGAGCCTTTCTCGATCATTGGTGTGTCTCCTCTCAAATGTTCAGGTGCAGCGGCCGCCCTGTTGCAAGCTGCCTGTGAATAAATTCCCTTTCAAGGCAGTTGCTCACCATGACCAGGGCTTGCAGCTCACCAGGTAAAATCTTGCCGTCAAGGTAAAGCCGCTCCATTTCCGGCTGCCGGGCGTGGAGTTCTCGGATAGCCGCTTCTGCGTCCTCCCATTCGATCAGGTCGTGCAGTTCTCCGAGCGCCTTGTCAAAAGCGCTTTTCTCCGTCATTGTTTCCGCCTCCTTCAAGTCAAAATGCAAACAAAAAACGGAAAGGCAAGAATCTGCAAAAAGTCCGCGTTCCCGGTTTTCAGGATGCAGGCAACGGCCACAGCGGCAGATGCCAGCCAGGCGGCGGCCTTCCAAATACCTTCACTACTCATTTTTTCTTCTCCCATTCCCCGTTCCAAGCTTTCACAGTCGGCGCATAGTGGCCGCACGAAACGCATATAACGCCGTGCAGGCTGCCAAGCCAGGCAAGAATCCGGGGTGTTGTGCAGCCGTAGGGCTTCCCGTGCGCCAGGAAGTTGCTTCCGCATTTCGGGCAGGGCGTGGGAATAACGGAGTTCTTTTTCACGGTTTCCCCTCCTGCTCGGTCAGGCGGTAAAGCCAGCGTTCCATTTTCGGCTCTGCATACTCGCCGCACTCGCTCATAAACTCGTGGTAGTTCTGCGGGTCTTGCTCTGTAAGGGCATCAATGGAGTTCATAACGTCGCCGATTTCCTTTTTCAGGTCCTCCCAGCACTCTTCTAAGGTCTTCGGCGTCGGGTTCTTGCCATCAATTTTGCGGCGCAGCTTCGACGCAGCCGCGGAAGCCTCCGCCAGTTCTTCCGCAAGCTGGCCCAAAATTTCAGGCTTCGGCAGAATGTCGGAGATCTTCTTTTTCGGGTAAAGCCTGCCCAGTGTGGCCTTTACCTGTTCCTGGAGCTCCTTGTGGCACTCGCCAGGGCCCACCACATAGCACCAGCTTTGTGGCGGTCTGTTAAGCTGCAAGGCGTAATTCCCGCAGCAGTTCCCGTTTGCAGGGTGTTCAATGTGCATTGCACAGCCGCCGTTATTGCACCAGCGCAAGGCGTTTTCGCAGCGAAGGTGAAAAGCCGCCAGGTCAAGCGGTGTTTTATACGTCTTCAACGCGGTAATGTGCCAAGCATAGCCTTTGCCGTGCGTGTATTCCCAGATCTGGTCCCGGTCCATGCAGGCCTGGGCTTCCAGGTCGTCCGGTGCATGGTTCAGCGGGGCGATTTCATACACGCGATCACAGGTAAACTCCCCAATGACGGTCCCATCCAGTCGCATCAAGCCTCCGTCAGGCTCTAGCCGGAATCCAGCGTTTTGCCCTTTTGTGCAGTAAATAAAGCACTTAAAGGGCTGGCCCTGGAAGTCTTTCGGGAAACTCTTGCGGATTTCCATGGTCTTTTCTCCGCGGAAAATCTTTTGGCACCACTCCGGACGGATGCTCAAAAGAACGGCAGTTCCTTCCATGTTCATTTCTTCGCCTCCTCCGGGGGCAATGGCATCCAGCCCACAACAGGGCAGTCGATCTTGTTGTTGTAAACGTCGTCCGGGTTGAAGTGGCGGTATTCCCACCAGCCTTCCGGGATTCGGTAGTCGTCCCGCTCCTCGTCGTATGTTCCCCAATCGGAAAGGTCTTCCCAATTCCATTCGCTGTCCTCAGAGAAAACATTGCCATCTTCATAGTGCGCCGTTGTAATGCCCAGATAATCATTACACCGGTACAAAACCAGCACTTCCGTTTCGACCTTCGGGGGGTCTGTTTTAGGGTTCCGCCAAGTGGGAAACAGATCTTTTTCCTGCACAACAGGAAGTTTTTCAACCTTTTCCCGCGCCGCACGGAGGGTCAGCGAGATAACGTTCTCTGCTTCCGGTTCCCATATCGTGGTATATGCCAGGCACTTCAACACAGCCTCACGCTGGATGTATTCAGTCATTATAAAAGCCCTCCATTCTGTACCCGCAGCGGCAGCAATAAACATGGTCCGTGTGCCGGTCAAAGGTCGTGAACGTTTCGCGGCGGCCACAGTTTCCACACTTACACTCTGCACCATCTGCCATGCGCCGCGCAATAATCCATTTTGCGGTCGGCCGCAGGCTCGCCGGGTCAATAACCGGCAGCGCTTCCAGCTCCCCGATTTCGTCTTCCGTCGCTTCCTCGACCGTCAAGGCTTCCGTGGAGCCTTCCAGGTCTTCCAGCTCCTTTTTGAGATCTTCCAGAAGTGGGCCAATATCAACGATTCTTCTTTCAGCCATTTTCTTTTCCTCCGAATCTATCCCAGCCCATCGGGCTGCCATAAAGCGGGCAAAGCGGTCCTTTATTGCCCTTGTTGAATATGCAGCTTTCGCAGCAGTCCACCTTCCGGCGCTTCTCGCAGTAAAACCGAATGACTTCCGCGGCTGCCGTGGCATCCACGTCTTCGTCCGCCCGGCTTTTGCCCTTCCCGCCTGTTGTCAGCTTGTCCAGTGCATCAACAACGTGCATAACGGCTTCGGCTGCTTCACGGTGGCCTTGCAGCGCATATCCTCCGGCAGCGCCAATAAGGAGGCGCCGGAACGAACCGGCTTCAACAAATACGTTCTTGCTCATTTCTGTGCCTCCCGTGCCTTCCGAAGGTGCTTCATTTTGTAGGCAGTTGCCTGGTAGCCCTGCCAGCGGTCGGAAAACCATTGCTGCCAGATCGCGCAGCCCGGGAAGGTCTTGCGGTCTCCACCTTTGCCCACAGTAATGCTCGTGCAGCCAGCGGAGGCACATTTAAGGCAAGGGCTGTCCGCCGGGCGCGGGAGGTTGTCTGTGCTGCTCATTGTGTGTTCTCTCCTTTCGCCTTATTTCCGGCCTCTGCGGGCCTTTGGGGGCTCGCTGTTCATGGGCTGGTATCTGTTCTTATTTTTGTTCCATTCAAGCGACACCGGAGCCTCACAGTTCAGGCAAGGCATATCAAATGCGGCATCCTGGATGTTCGTGTGGTAGCGGTAAGCGCTGCCGCACTCGCACCAGATCTTGACCTGGCGCATATTTTTGAGCTCCGTTTTCCCGCCGCACTCCCGGCAGTAGCACGAAGAAATAGGCGTTTTTGCACAGAAGCCGCGTTCCTGGCCGCACTTCTCGCAGCGCACATACAAGAAACCGGTAAACTTTTCCGCTGCGGGCAGCTCCGGGGCCCTGTGGGCGCTTTCGGCGG